CGTTAAAGGTCAAAAACTGCTGTCTGAGTACCGACACGCTGTCCTTTGTGAGCATATCGAGTGTGATTTTTTCTTTAAGTTCCATTTTTCATACCTCCGTTATTTAATTTTGTACAAGCAAATCACATTAATTTGCTCGCCGTCTGCAAATGTGTAATCCGTCTTATCCTGAGTCGAAAACTGTAGCCAAGTGTTATTTTTCGGAATGGCAAATTTAAAGAGCTTGCCAAGGTTTGAAATACCGACACAAAAAACATTGTCCTCGGAAATACATTTGTACGGCAAATCAATCAGCGGACACATGCTATTGCCGCTAAGAGATACTGCGTTCATTTTGACCGTTGCACTGACAATTACAACATCACCAATCGTCTTATATGTACAGTTTGCACTTTTGATTTTATCGGCAACGGTCGAATAAGGTGTCAGCTTTGATGTGCCGCTTTCAATATTTGATGAATCGTATTTGGTTGCCAAAGCGGTTTTATCTGCTTTAACAAGCAGAGCGTTGTAAACTGCTCCGCTTGTGAGATAACACGGGCTGTTATTTTTGGGTTCGCTGTCGAACGGCATTGAATCAAGCTTTCGGGCAATACTCTTGTCTGTTTTATCAAGCCTTGCTCCAAGTGAATTTTGACCGCCTCTTGCTGTGGCAACCTCTCGGCTGATTTCGACAAAACTGCCAGCACTTTCGCTGTTTATCTTGCTGTTTTCAGCGAGGCTCGGAGTTACCATGACTTTTAAAGTTAGCGGAGTATTTAACACCTGCGTTTCACCGTTTGCAATCTTAATTTCGATAGCTAAAAAGCCCGACATAGACTTGAAATTTTCGAGCGGAACAGTAATAACATCTGCCGTGCTGTTCAGGGTGCAAGCGACTGAATCTGAAATTAAATATCCGTCCGTCGCAAATGTTGCTGTTACTGTGCAGTCTGCAAAGGTCAATTTTTCACCGCTTGCCGTTAAAGTAACATCAAGATAGCGTGTTGCTTTATCATTGATATTGGCAATACCAACAACATTTGGTGCGTTGCGGTCATTAACATCAATTGTAATTGATTTATGTGCTAAACTAATAGCCATTATCTTTTAAACCTCCTTTGGATTTTTATCAAATCAGACATCGACATACTTAAGTCACCGATTGTAATTTCTTTGTATTTTTGGGACACGCTATCGTAGACCGTTTTTGAAATTCTTCGATTCAAATTCGTGCCGTCCGGCATTACAACCGTCACTTCATCATAAAGTTTGATTGCGTGCATTTTGGTGAGTTCATTTTCAAGAGTTACCTTTATACTCAGAGTTTCCGATGTTTGTTCCGTCGAATAGTTATAATCGGCAACGGCATTCCGCAAGGCATCTCTGACTTCTTCGTAGTTTTCGCCGGTGCTTGGATTCAAAGTGTATTTCTTGATTTTATTGGTGCAGTCGTATAAATAAGTGTTTTTAATACTCCGCTTTAAACCTGTTTCATACGGTTCAAAGCTTGACACGACAACTTCCTTATTATCCGTAGTGTTGCATCTGGCATAAGGCATAACATGTGTATAGTAGTTGCCGATTTCGGCAGTTTGCTTGTACTCCGACACATTAGCGCCGAAAGCTATACGATAGCCATTTTTCGCTCCTGCTATACTGATTTTTTCAAAGTGAATATCAAAATTGTTAAAATACAGAACACCGCCAAACTGATTTATCAGTCCTTCGTCATCGTCTTTGAAGATATCCTCAAACTTTACTGCCTGTGAATAGCCTAAGTAGATTCTTTTCTTAGTTGTGATTGACGAGCTGAAATTAAACCACTTATATGGGGCATCTGTAAACCACATATACAGAGGTTTCCCTCCCTGATTATAGTCTCGCATAAAGTGGTCAATTAATTCTTTTGGCGTGCCATACATCGAACCGTCTGTTGCACGAGGAATTGTGCCATTTTGAAAAAACATTCTTGACACATGTTCGCCCGACACGGTTAAATCACCGTTTTTATCAACCTCTATTTTTGTGACATAAAAATACTGTGGCTCAAACACATTATTCACTTTCGCTTTAATATATGAGGTTATTTTTATTTTTGACGCGAGCTTATCTGTACTTTTTATTTTCGCGCTAAAGCTGTACGCCCCGTTCTGTTCCATTGTCGTCAAAAACTCGGTGCATTCAGCCAAAAAACCGAAACCGTTAGAATCGAACAATGGTGTTGAATTTTTGTAATAGTCAGCAACGTTATACAAAATAGGGTACATTACAATCTCCTCCAATTCGGCTTAATTTCAATATCGGTAAACGCATTTGCGCTTTTCCCTGAGAGTTTTATTTTATTCCAACCGGGCAAAAGCTTTGGAAACTCTGTACAACTTATGCAATTGTTCGCTAAGCTCGTGCCGTTATCGAAAGAAGCGGACTGCTGTTCGAAATCAAGCTCAATATAATCCTTATCCGATGATGTTTTAACTGTTAAAGTTTGACCATCATTAACCGTCAGCGTCAACGGATTAACTTTTGCACCTTTGTTGATGATTTTTATTAAGGGTTCTGATGTGTAATTTTCAGGATTGTAAATTTTGATTTCTGCGTTTTGTGTTGAGGTCAATTTGGGTCGGATAATCTCTTGTCCTAAGTCGCTATACCAGAACGGCACTCGGCTGAAATTTATTGTTGTTGACAAGCAAAGGGGGGCAACCTCTTCTATTGGCTCAACCCCCGTGCAAATTGCCTTTGTATAATAACCGGGGTTGGATGTGTCCCTAAAGATTTTATACTCGCCGTCCCAAACGGTAAGCCATTCTGCAAACGCTCTTACAAGCTCTGCATTGCTTTCGTTTGGCACAATGTATGGATAGCTATTGACCTCAAACTGCATTTCAACATTATCGAAAACACCATTGTCAGAAATCACTCCGCCGTTTTTGCCATAGACAGAAGCAAAATCAAAGCTGCGTTTTGCTATTTGATATTTGGGAGGTGTAGCTATAAAAAATCCCAATGTCCGCAAATTGGTGCCGTTATATGTAAAACTATGCCTCATCTTTAACCTCCCCATTTTGATACTTCACAGACAAGTGTCTGCATGATCGCATTTGATACACGGCGGTTAAATTCGTCAACATCCATGTCATTATTGATATTTACATCGCCTGCAAATTTAATCTCAATCGTAGGTAAATTTGTAGTAACAGCTTTCAACATTTGACCGTTTACTGTCGCATTTTGGCTTTGCGTGCGAATGTCTGCAAATTTATTGTTAATCGATCCGATTGGATTACATTCAACCGCTGACAAGGCCCTTGAGGTTAAATACCTTACCGTCTTTTGTGTTTCGGCAATTTCATCGGCGATTCCAAGACGATAACCCTCGCCGAAATATCTGCCTAACTTTCGGGTTTTTCGGCTCGGTGAATGTGAATCTTGAGTCTTCTTAAGAGTGCTAAGACTTAATCCTGCAAGTCCTTCCACTGACTTGAATAATTTATCAGAGAGGCTTCCGGCACCGTCCATATAGCCTTGAACTAAGTTTTTGCCTTCTTCGTAGAATTTGTCATAAACTCCCGAAAAATTATCAAAGATTCTATTGACAAGCGACTTGCACGAATCATCAACTTTTTTGTTGGCATCTTTATCTCCTATACCTTTGCTGGTGCTCTCAGTGCCGTTCTTACCGGCTTTTTCTCCGTTGGGTTCGAGTTTGTTAAGCTCAACGGTTGCCTTATCTACAAGCTCTTTCGCATTATCAACCATTTTTTGAGTGACGCCCGGCTGATTTTCATCCATTGCAGTTTTTAAAAGTTCGTAGTTTGCGGTAAGGTTTGTGAGCTGATTCTCAAGGCTTGCTTTTGAACCTGTTTCAGCATCAATAAAACCGTCTTTTATTTTCTTTTGCTGTTCGTTAATTTCGTCAGCTTTGCCCGTAGCTATTGCTGCAACAGTACCGTACATATCGTTGTACTTAGCAAGCTCGATTTCTGCCCTTTCCTGCAATTCTTCGGCTTCTTCAACTTGGTCTTTTGTGACACCTTCAACACCGTCTTTGTATGCTGTCCTTAAATTCTCGGCATTTGTCTTAAAATCATTGACCTGCTGTTCGAGTGTGTCTTTAGTTCCTGTCGTGTGAGTGATTAAGCTGTTTTCCACATCAGACATAGCGGCTTTGATTTCTTCGGCATTGCCTTTAGCATTTGCAGCGGTTAAATTCTCAAAATTTTGAATTGTGGTGTTGTAGTTGACGATTTTGTCTTGATAAGTTTTGTACTTGGCTTCGGCGTCTTTAAGAACGCTTTCTTTTTGGCTTAAAACATTTTTGCGATTTTCCAATTCTTGGTCGTAAGCTGTTTCTAATGCCTTTATACGGCTTTGAGCGACATCAAGTTCTTCTTTATCAACCTTTTCACCTTTAGCGTTAGCGCTAATGACACCTAATGTATGCTTATCAATGTTCTTATTTTCATATGCCCACCATGCGACATTTTCAGCTTTTGTGTCATGCATTTGCAAGCTATTTACGCTATCTCTTGCCTTGCTCACATCATTTTTATTTTCACGAACAATGGCATACTGATTAACGCTGTCGGCCTTTGCGCCTGCAAGACCTGAAACTGCTGTCTGATAAGAATCTTCGGTCGCTGAAAGCAAAGCAAGTGCTTTCTTTGATTCAAGGGCATCATCCATTGAACTTTTAAGGTCTTTATAAGACTGAATAACATTGCCGTCCCAAGTGATTTCATTGCCTGTAACTCGGCTCAATTCATTGGTAATAAATTTTGCTCTGTCTTCATAGCCTTTTTTGACTTCGCCGTTTTTGTCAACAATACCTTGCAATTCGACCCATAAATCGTCGTAATATTGAAATTCGCTTTCAACCTCCGATGTCGCATCTTTTTTGCTCTGAACATATTCATCATTGGCATCTTTCAGCTCTTTGATTTCTTCCTGAGCTTGTTCATGCGCTTCGTTGAGCTTGTCCTGTGATTCTTTGGCTTCATCGTTTGCGCTTGCAATTGACCACAAGGGGCCTACAAGCGTAGCGGCTAAGCCTACGATGATGCCGATTGCATTTGACTTTTGTGCAAGGTTAAGACCTTCCTGCGAAATTTTGGCACTCTCTGTAGCAATTCTGAGGCTTTTATATGCCCCTATAAGGCTTTGAACGCCGCTTACAACAGCGGTTGTTTTTTTACCTACCAAAATACCGCCAACAAGAGAGCCTACAATTTTAAGCGTAGGGATGATATCGTCAGTATGGTTTTCGACAAATTTACATAGTTTTTTGACTTCCGGAAACAGCGATTTGCCAATAGGATTGATAACATCGGTCTGTACAGTCCTGCCAAGACTTGCCCAATCGGCTTCAACATCATCATATTTGATATCCTTGATTTTTTCCATTGAGCCTTTGACATTTTTGTAGTTTTTGTTGACATTCCCAAGCGATTTGATAACTTTCATTGCATTATCTTCACCGAGAGCCGACCAAACCGTTGAAGCTGTAGTTAATGCCTTTTGCTCATTCTTTGTGTTTCTTAAATCGCTGATAACGCTATAAAAAACATCTGATGCAGTAGCTTTGCCGTCCTTCCATTTTTTAAAAATTTCGCCCGTGCCTTTTGAAAAGCTACCGAGATTTTCTTCAATTCTTCCGTCGGAAAGGGAAATTGTAAATTCTTTGACAAAATCATTAACTTTGTCAAGATTGTACGCACCGTTTTTTGTGCCGTTTTCGAGGATTGAAAACATCTGCTCTGCATCAAAGCCTGCCTGTCCCCAAATCTGTGAATATTCGGCAATATTATCGCCGAGCTCTCCGCTGTAATTTAAGCCGTTTTGCGCACCTTTTACGATATAGTCAAAAGCCTCATCAGCTGTTAAGCCCATGTTGGTCATCAGACCGTTAATGCCTCTTAAAGTTTCGCTGATATCAAAGTTATCAAAAGTTGCTTCAAGCGTGTACAGATTTTCCGCCATGTCTTTAAGCTTTTGGGGATTTTGTTCATCCGTAACTTGCTTGATTTTCGACAAGGTATTCGCAATATCTTCTTGCGATTCTCCAAAATTGTCTTTGTAAATTTCGTCAATAACGCTTTCGTATTTTGATAGCTCTTCAGTAGTCAAGCCGGTTTGAGCCTGCAAGGAATTTAAAGCTTTTTCTTCACTGTTTGCACTTATGACAGTTCCGGTCAACGCTCCGCCGACCGCTGTTGCCGCTGCACCTGCTTCTTTTAATGCACCACCAACAGCAGATTTAAGGTTGTCGGCTGAGGATTTAACATCATCCATTTCTTTTTTGACCTTGGATAAATCAGTTTTATTGGATTTATTTTCAAGGTTTTTAAAGCTGTCGCCTGTCTTGTCAACACTTTTTTCAGTTCTTGACATCTCACTTTGAGCAGATTCGAGGTCTATTGCATTTGCTTTTTTCTCAGTTTCCGCAAGCTGTTCAGCGAAATTTTTAAGTTTGCTTTTTGCTTTTTCGAGTTCACGCTGATAGGCCCTGTACTGCTCGGTTGAGATTTCGCCGTTTTTTGCCTGTTCTTCAACCTGATCCTGCACATCAAGTAACTTTTTAAGGGCAGATTTGCTGTTTTCAATTTGTTCTTTTAACACTTCTTGCTTTTGTGCAAGCAAAACAGTGTTTTCAGGATCAAACTTTAATTGTCTGTTAACAGCCGACAATTCGCTCTGTAGGCTCGCCGATGAGGACTGTACAGCTTTTAAGGATTTCTGTAAATCTATTGTGTCACCGGCAATTTTGACGGTAATACCCTTAATTGTAGATGCCATATCTATCCTCCAACTTTTTGTATCTGTTCATAAACTCGCTGTACTGCTCTTCCGAGATTTCTTTGTTTTCAAATCTTTCTGTAACGAAAGGCAATACAGATTTCATCTTCTGAAATTTTTCTTCATCCTCGTGGATGTTTTTATTGTTTCGTAATGCGAAATATGTTTCGACATAATCAAGCACAAAACCTATTGTAAATTTCTGTAGATCAGCGACAGTCAGACCACTCCTGACGGCATAAGATAAGACTTCTTTCGCCGTCAGGAAAGTTTTAAATCCGTTTAGGTCGCTGTCGCTGTCACTTTTGGGCTGTCGCTTTTAAGGCTGTCAACAATGAGATTGATGATTGTGTCTGTCGCCGAAATAGCATCCTTAATACTGATATCTTTTGCCCAAGTCTTAAAATTGGGGATTGTATCGTCTGCCGTCTTTGCCGCTGCCCACAAGAGTTTTACGGCAGAACCAAATTTCACATCGTTGAGATTTTTAACAAGCACACTGTCTGTATCACGCAAAAAACTGTGACCTTTAAATGTGTCCTCGTAGATGAGCATTGTATATGCTGTGACCTCAACCTCAACATTTTTGTCGTTAATAACAACTGTGTCTTTCATAACTTAGCCTTTAACCGCCTTTGTGTTGTCTGATGAGGCCTGATCTGTAGGAACTGCCGATTTTGCAGCCTTAACAGTCGGCACTACAACGCTTTCGGGCAGAGTGTCCGCATATGATGTGTAGCGCACAAAGTCATTGTCAGGACGTGGCTTTGCTGTAACCGTAAAGGTCGGAAACTGTGGATCAAAGTTACCTTCTGATGTTTTGTCGTTCCTGCTTGCTCTTGCAACTACGCAGTCAAAATATGTATCAATCTCGTAGAGCTTGTCGCCTTTGTATGTTTCCTTTGCGGCGATGAGGGCAAATCTCGGCATTACTTTGATACCGCCCTTTTCGATGATACCGCCCTCAGTTGCTTCATCATTGCCGAACCAATCTTTTTCGATGTCGTCGACTGCTGAAATAAGCTCAAGACTGATTGTATAGCCGCCATTCGCACTTGCTACAATGATAGGCAAGCCGTCAGCGTAGATTGTGTTTGAATCGCCGATAGGTTCAGCACCGATACTTCTACCGCCTGCCTTATCAGACTTAAACCACACGGGCTTACCGTATGTGATTTCGCCTGTGCTGCTTTCTGTCAGCGTAGCATAACCAACTTTTCTAATAGTTTTGTTCATTAATAAACACTCCTTATGTTTTTAAATTCTTTTTATACCGCTCAAATCACCGCCGCCCATAGCTTCCGATGATTTGATGAGCTTTTTTATTCCGGCTTCAAATTCGTCGTGAATTTTCTCTGTAGCCGGAGCAATATGCACCTTCGGTTGTACCGTTCCGCCTTTTTGGCCCCTCTTTTTGCGAGTCTTTTCGAGGAGGTGTGTAAGCCGGTACTCAGGTTTAGCAGCATAAACCGTTTTTTCATAAAACCTAAATGTTTCGTTTGTGATTTTAACTCTAAACGATTTGCGATATTTTTTTCTTCTGCCGACAGGTGCATTTTTCTTAATTTCGTTTTTAAGTTCTTCGGCTTTTTCATCAACCAACAATCTAACGCCCATTTGCACATCAGCCGAATAGGTTGCAAGTTCTTTTGATAAAGTATCGCCGATTCGGTCAATACCGACTTTTTTGTAACTACTCATCGAAAGTCACGCTCAAAGTGTAATAGCTTACACAAAGTTTATTTGTTGTGTCCCACGCTCGGTTCGGCTTTTTCCAACCGAAGCCGTTTTCGTTGAGCCATTTTTCAAACTTTGTTTCGCTTGCATGGTCATCTTTCGCTGTGTAGAGTTCTATGATGATTTTTGCAGTTTTCCAAAGGCATTTACCGTCTGCGTAAATTCCTGTTTCTTCGTCTTTAAAGTAAACAAGATAGGGAGCAGGGGTTGACTTGTTGTAATCTGCCTCCACACACTTAAAACCACAAGACTTTATGAGTTCAACAAATTCGTCGTAATTCTTAAAATACATCTGCACCACCCTCATATAATCCCCTCTGCGACAAGCTCAAAATTGAGCAAGGGGGATTTTTGCTCTTATCGTGCTGAATTTGTTCAATCTTGAACCGTGTGCCGTCAATAATGACCGCCATATCCGTTCTCAAAGTTTCATCTTTGTGAATATGGATAACCTTCGACAGTTCAATATCATTCTGCTTCGCACCATAAAACCGAGTTACTCCGATTTTTTCATTGCCAAAGCGATACTTTTTCAGGCTGTCGGTGATGATGTCGTCGTTTTCGTCGGTTTCGTAGATTTTTGCAAGTCCGTCGTTGAATGTCAAAAAATCAATGTTATTCTTCGGTATCATACATTCGCACCTCGTATTCCTGCCTTAATTTCAAAATTTCGCTTTCAAAATTATGGTCGAACATTTCAACAGCGTTCGAGTAAGCATAACGGCAGTAATCAAACAGCAAACTTCTTGCCCTTGTTGCTCGTTCAAAATCCTCATCAGTAAGCAAAGGATTATAATCGCGGAGGTGCTGTTTTCCATTGGCTATAATCAGTTCAATTTTCGACTTTGTGCTTTCATCTGTTTCGATGTGCTCACGGTCAAAATCGAGCATATTAACTACATCGTTCACAATTCCCATTGTTCAACACCTCCGTGATAAATTAAACTGTTGTTGCCTGATTGAGAGTTACTTTAATTTCAGCAGGATTGAGCGCCGAAATGTCGAGCTTAAGAAAATCGTTTGTGTGAAGCGAAAAGCCTGTAGCGTAAGCCTTAATAAGATAAACTCTGTTATCTTCAAGAAACTGGTACTGGTCAGAGTAATCAAGCTTACCTTCCTTGCCTGTTGAGAGGCAGGCTTTATATCTTGAAAGCTGACCAATAACGGCAGTGCCTTCCGCAACCATTTCTGACGGATAAACATTTGTCGGGAACGGGAAGAGGTTGTTTTTGTACGAGCCGTCGGTTGCAAGTACAGTTGTAGCAGGGATAATCTTTGTGAGATAGTCCACAGGATTAACGATGAGGTCAACCGATGTAATGTTGTTGGTTTTACCGCCCTTGCCCTTTGCGAGTTTTGCAACAACATCCATATATGACTTAATGTCAAGGCTTGTGAGCTTTGTTGCTGTTTTTTCAGTGTATGCACCTGCCTTTACAGCGCCCTCGGGATCTTTCAGCATACCGATAGGCTTTCCGTTGCCGTCGCCGTTGATAAAACCGTCCTCAAATGCGTATGCAAGTGCATCAGCAAGGATTCTGCGGACATATGCGTCGATGTATGTAGCACCGAGGTCAAGCATGTCCTTCGGAACAGGAACAAAAGCGCTTACCTTTGATGTTGAGAAGTCCTTTTCCTGAATTGTGCCTGCAAGCTCCTGTGTGATTTTGGAATTTAATGCGCCCCAAGCGGCAAGCTGTTTTGTGTCTGTAGCAAAGATTGCCTTAACAGAGCCGTATGTGTTTTCGATGCCAATTGCATCGAGCAGCGGATGATTGTTTGTAATGTCCTCAAGCACTGTATCGAGAATTGTCTGAGGAATTGTAACATCAAGACCAGTGAGAGCCTGCTTAACATCAGCAGATTTTGCCGCTGTTACAAAATTGTTGTAGAACTTCTGCTCTGCGCTTGTAAGCTGTCTGAATCCTCTCTTGGCAAGGATTGTGTTGTCGGCAGTTTCGCCGATTTCCTGAGCAACGGAAATAATGGACTGCTGAATGCTCTCCGCATACTCGTTGAGAGCGTTTGTCATCTTTGTTTCGTCTTTTGATTCAAAAGCGTCTTTAAAATTCTGTGCAAACTGTGCTTTTGCGTTTGCAAGTAAATCAAGATTTTTCATTTTTTCATCTTCCTTTACAAATAATTTTTGGTTTTAAAAAGTTCTTCAAAAAATTCAAAGCTGTCCTTTTCTTTCGGTTCAGCCTGTGGTTCGGGCGGTGTCTGCGGTTTAGGCTTTGTTCCGAGCATTTTTAAAAGCTCTGCCGCTGCCTGTTTTGCTTTTGGATTTTTCTTCTGCTGTGCATCGTTAACGATTTCTTTTGATTCCGTTAAATCGACAGGATCAACGATTTCATCACACAAACCGAGGTCAAAAGCCTCTTGTGCGGTCAGAAATGTTTCAGCATCGAGCAACGGTTCAAGCTTTTCTCTTGTAAGCTTTTCGCCTGCGTGAACAAGATAAGAGTTTGTGCTTGCCGTGCTGATTTTTTCAAGCTGTTCAGCGTAATCTCTATGTTCTTTCGCATTTCCGTAACAGCCTCCGACCGCATGATGAATCATCATTGTTGTGTTTGACGGCATTACAATCTTGTCAGCCGCCATTGCGACAACAGAGGCGATTGAACAAGCCATACCGTCAATGTATGCAGTGACGGGCACACTCTGCCGTTTGAGCAGGTTGTAAATAGTTACACCTTCATCAACAAATCCGCCCACGGAATTGATGTAGATTTCAATGCCTTCAATTTCACCTGCTTTTTCAATCGCCTTTCGAATATATTCGGCGCTCGTAGTTGAGCCGTAATAATATCCCCAGCAATCCAAATAGCCCGGCTCGATTTCGCCGTAAAGATAAATTTGCAAAACATTCTGATTTTCTGCAATCTGCTTGATGTTGTAATTTCTACTTTTCATTTATTCACCACCTTTCAATGCGTTCTCCGCTGTTTGATAATTTTTCGTAATATAATATTTATTCGCCCATTTTTCGGGGCAAGGGAGCATATTGCAATATTTTTGAGCTTTCGCAGGAGTTAAAACACCGCTTGCGATTGACTTATCAAGGTTGTTCGCCTGACTTACGGCATCAATATGCCTTACCGCTGTTGTGTCAATTAAAAGATAATTGCCTTTATTAAATTCAGCACCGCCGAATCTCTTTTTGGTGATTTCCTGCTCAAACATATTTGCAATCGGATCAATTGCATTTCCGATAGCACAATCCATAGCGTCCGAGAGTTGAGAGGCTTCCCCACTTAAAATAGCCGGCGGAATGTGCAAAGCATTGCCAACAATCGTGTATGCCTCAGTTCTCAATTTTTGGATATCGTTAATCTCGCTGTTCGTAGTCTTTCCGGCATCGGTTGAGGGTTCTGAATATTTCATACCCTTAAAAATCGGCATAACAGCATTTTTGTTTGAGTAAAATGATTTAAACTGCTTTGACAGCACTTTGTTGTAGGTTTCGGCAAAATTTTCATCGCCAAAACTGTAATTTTCAAGCTCCAAGATTCCCTTATGGCCGACCGCCTTGTTATATCTTTCCTGAGCAGATAACATTAACTTCTCATATGTATTGCACATATCGGCCAATAAGCCGTTAAGAGCAAAGTTGCTGTATCTGAGGTAAATTACTTCACTTTCAAAAAAAGTACGCTGATATGTAAAATTTCGACAAGTAACACCACTGAAAGAATCATCAATCAATGCGTGTTCTGTTCTCGAAAAACTGTCCGCAATTAAAAGCTGATTATCGGCAGTTTCGATAATTAACAGCTCATTGTCAAAAATCAATTTAGCCACAGCCTGCGTAAAAAATTCAATTTTGGTTTGATGCTTATTCGGTGAATAGTTCCAAAGATAATATTCAGCCTTGCGACTTTCTCGGTTATTGCTTACCGTCACAAATTCGCACTTTGCCAAGCTTCGTGCGATAAAATCAATTGCAGTAAATAGAGCAAGCTCAGTCAGGTGAAACCTCTGTTCATCGACAGTTGAACCGTCCTCGTTAAATTCCGCTGCAACGGCATCTTTTTTGCTAAAAATGCTACGGAAATAATTAATAATTTTCATTTTCTCACCTGCCTTTAAAATACAATCGCATTAAAACAATTTTTGAGTTCATCAACCGTCATCGGCTGATTTTGTTTCAGCAAATCAAGCTGTGTATATGCGGCGACGAACGCCATAAATCCATCTGTTTTTCTTGATTTTGGTTCGATTTTGTCATAGATAATATTGCCGTTTTTATCTTCGACAGCAGAAGTATTGTTTGTGTACCAACGCATAAGTGCCGAATCGCCCCAAACAATACGATGATTAGCAAAATCCGAAGCAATCAGAGGAGCAACAAGCATTTTATCAGACGGCCTTACAAGTTTTAGATTGTTTCGTCCTTTGCGGTCGCATTCAAAACCCAACTGCATTAACGGCTCCTTGAGCAAAGTATAACGGTAACTGTCCAATGCTCCACCGACGATGTTGTAATGCTTTTTTTGCTCTCTCAACCAGTCGGCGACGATTTCAGGCGGGATTTCCGCCCCGTCAACCCTTTGTAAATCAGGCTGTTGAACATAAGGGAATTTAATTCGTCCAAGGTCTGCCGATTGCGAACAGTACCATGAAAACGGTTTCCATACAATTTCACCGTTAATTAAAAACATTAAACCAATACCCAAAAAGTCAGTAGTTTTGGTGTAGTCAATGCCAAAAACACACGGCTTGCCCTCAAGGTTGGGAAGAGGTCTGTTTGTTGCTTTGATATTTTCCCATGAGGTAACAGGATGGGCTTCTGTGCCTTTTGGGATATTCATACGCTTAGTCATAAAAGATGAATTGTTTACCTTATCACGCTTCCAATCCTCGAATTCCTTTTGAATTTCTCTCAATAGGTTTGGAAAATATTGCAACGACGGATTTGCTTTGTACCAATTTTCTTGCTCATATACCTCTTTTTCATTGTCTAACCTGCATATGAAATAAAGAGTGCCATTGTCAAGTGCATCACCATTCAACACTTCAAGACCGGCGGCAAGCTCGTTGTCAAGTGGTCCGTCCCGAACCTCTCCCATGGTTGTAATTGTTGTTCTGCGTGGCATAGCTTTTTTACCTAAGCCTGTTGTGAAAACATCAATAAGCTTATAATTTTCGTATGCATGCTTTTCATCAAAGTCGACTTTACCGGGTCTGCCTCCGTCTTTCGTTTTGCTGTTTGAAGTTCTGTATCTGATTGTTGAATTAGTCTTTATGTTTGTAATCTCTGTTTTGTTCCACTTAAAATGCCGCTGCATTTTTGTAGAATTGTTTTCCAAAATTTCGTAGATGTCATTAAAGGTTGTGCTTGCTTGCTCTTCTGATGTTGCACAAATGTCAATATCGTAATTGCGTATGCCGTTGACAGGCGTGAGCAGAGCAAAATCTTCAAATGCAAGATAGCCATTTTTTCCTGCGCCTCGCCCGACCACACAAACTAAATCGGGAAATCTTAATACACCCGGTGCGGAATATGTGCAATTATGCAGAATAAAACAAAACTTTTCCCATGCAAATAATTCGTATGGAAAATATTTCTGTAGAGCAAAATACTTTTCAACCTGCTCATTGTCAACATAGACTTGCTCATTTTCGAATACTTTTTCTATGAAATTTACAAGCTGTATTTGCTCTTTGCATACACGATATTGACCACTTTTTACTTGCTTTGTGTAATCGTCAAGGTATTTACAGTTCGTCATCAGATTCACTCTCAACTTTGTCAATTGACAACCCCATTTGTGAGAGGATCGCTAAACGCTGTTTGTTGTACATTACTGCATTTTTTACCGATGGGTTGTCCTTCATATACTCTTTGCCTGTGGCACTGATAGCTTTGTATGTTAAGCCGTTTTTGCGTATGTCTGCTTGCATTTTTCGTTCAAGTTTTGTGCAAAAAATGTAGCTGTCGATTAAATCTCTATAGACTTCAATGTTTGCCCCTTTCAAAGTCAGTTGCTCAATCAAGCTGTCTTTGATTTCTGCAATTTTAATCTGTGCCATTTGCTTCTCCTCTCTCAAAAATTTCTCGTGTGCGTGCGCGAGACCAAACTGTCGTGCCTTTACACCGTTATCCATTAACCTCAGAATTTTTCGATTTTTTACCCGGGGGTATGCTTTTTTTCGCTCACCACCGCTCAGCAAACTCATCTTTTAATTTTTTCGATTCGTACTTGTGATGTTCTTTGTAATGACAGTCCTTGCAAAGACACTCAAGATTGTTAATGTCAAGAGCAAGGTCAGGTCTTGCTTTAAGATACAGCTTGTGATGTACCGCCTCGCACGGGCTGTATTTACCCACAGCACGACAGCGTTCGCATTCGTAATGTTCTTTCGCTTTTTTTGCATCTCGAATTTTTCGCCAGTCAGCTGTTAAATAAAATCTATATGCCTTGCCCTCACGGATTTGACGGACGATCCAGTCCGTAGTTACTTTTCGTTTTATCATTACAATTTAATTTTACAACAGGTTTAATCGCTTCTACTGACATCTTTCTTTGTGCAATATGTACAAATGTTAAGCCCACGAAGTTTTGCGCAAAGCAATCGTGCTTCTTTTAGCCAGCGAAACACCGTGCGTTCGTCTGTATAGTTATTGACAGCAAACTTGGTCACTCTCAAATTTATTTCACCTTTGTGCAACGGCTTTGTTGGTGCAACAAAATAAACAGCGCTGACAGCTTGACGGATGTAGTCTTTACCGCTATTGGTCAAGGCATTAAGTGTGTCTGCCACAGCAAGCAGGTCAAGTTGTAATGCTCGGTGCATTGTCTTGTCAGCTACAACCTGTGCTTTGCTTGGAAATCCAAGAGAGGCATAAAGTCTAAACTGTGCAATTGTATAATCTCTTGTTGTATCTCTCAAATCCTTGCACTTCCGATTTTCTTGTGTTTATGGCTATTGGCTAAGTAAGTAAAATGAAAAGACGCACCCGTGAAGTCATTTATCCACATTTCGTCTTTGTAAAAATAATATCCTTCGGGACAAGGCAAAGCCTCACCTCGTTCGAGTTTTCTGTATTCTCGTTTTTTTCCTTCAACAACTTTGACCTCAGGCTTATTGAGATTGCGAGATGTTTTCAAGCGCTTCTTACCATTAACATCTTTTCGTATGTATTTTGCAAGGTCAGCATAGTTTCCGTCTTGGTAGAGCGGAGTAAAATTGATTCCGTTTTTCCACGGCCAGCATTTTGTTAAGATTTCACGCACGCAATCCTCAATTACAATATGCAAATGCCAATTCTTTCCGAGCTTGCCACATTCGCAGTAGCCGATGTACTTAAATTTAATTTGTTTTTTATCTGTTCTGCGTTTGATACGCTTGAAAAAATTCGACACAACCCTCTCAAATTCATCTTCGGTAAATTCACCAAACGGAGCGGAGAACCTTGCGAACCAGTCGCCCTCAGAGAAGTTGCAAAGGATAAGCCTCTGTGTGTGTTGTTCTCCTCTGATACGATTTGCTTTGGCTTGCTTTTCGTTTGTTCGAGATTGATTGATTTGTCGAGCAAGTTTTTTCTTGTTTCGTTTGCGGATGGACTTATAATACTTGACTTCAAGCAAAGGTCCTGATTTAATTTCAGCTTTGTATGTAAACATATTAAACTTCCCATTATATATGTAAAAACTAAAACGGTCACTTAATTAATTCCTTGAGCGGGATAGTTAAAGGGTATTTCAACCCTTTTATTTGTGACTGTCTATTGTTCTATTTTCGCATTAAAAAGTCAGATGATATAAATATGCAGTAGTCCGTCTGACCACCGAACTACTGCTTTGTGCAACCTTGTCGCTGCAATTGTGTGTTTGATTTTTGGTGCATTCTTTTGTAACAGTTTAATCAAAACGGAAGTCGTCGCTTTGATTACTTTTTTAATATAGGATTAACTTGATTTGAATTTTCTTTAAGATTTTGCGTGCGACAAGAATATTGCCTTATTTTAAATACCGAAGTATTCCTTGTAGCTTTTTGCGATTCCTCGGCAATCATCCGACTTAACCGGCACGTGACAAGCTACAGTTCTGATGTTGTCAGCATCCAATTCCTTAAAGATTTCAGTTGCTCTTGTTTCTTCTGTTGACTTGTAAAATTTAAAGAGCAAATCCACAAAAGGTATGTTGCCGAACTCATTCAAAAATGCTGTATCGTTTTCGGTTAGTGTTTTTAAACATTTTTCTTTATATGTATCCGATGCGTCTGACAAAATGAAAAGTTTGTTATAAACATCATGCTTTGTGAGAAGGTCAATTATTTGTAAAGCAATTTGCAATACATTAGTATCGTGTTCGGCAATCGCCTTTGACAACTCCGTTAATTTGCAAGAAGTTTCTTTCGTCCTTTTTATCCATTCGATGTGTTCCTTGTTTGCAAAAAAAGTGTCAGTCCTAAACCTGCGATACTCTTGTAGGAGCTTGTATTTGGCCTTGACACAAGACTTGGCTGATAGCAAGCCTATCTTTGTGCAACTGTATATGGCTGACATTGACAACACTAACCAACGATTAAACATATCTAAGCTATTGAGCGTAGCCACATCAAGGTCACCGTCAATAAAACCTATCACAAGCCGGTCGAGTTCTGACAATGTTTCTGCCGGTGTCGGCTTGTCCTGCATTTCCGCTGCAACCGGTTTTTCATTTTCACTCATTTTGCAAGACCTCCTTCATAATCATATAACCCAAGTCTTTTAATTTTTCCTGCATCTATCTGCGCAACAAACTGGCCATAGCTGTAAGTTGTGCCGTGCTTTGCGTTGTAATCAGAACAGTAAAGACACATCCTGTCTATTCGGTCGAGTTTCTTCTTGCGACCTCGTCTCTTTTTTTCTTCACTCATTTATATCACCTAATTTTAAATACTTTAATATTTTTTCGCTCGCTTCTTCGCACCCATAGCAAACAGCGACAGCGTAGCCTTGTTCATTCAGACTTTTAAGCCATTCAGTTTGTTTTTCGGTTGGCTTGTTTTTACCGTGTTTTAATTCAATAAACAATCCGTGATAGCCTCCACGGCTGACCGGTAAAAACAAATCCGGTACACCTGCCTTTACCCCTTGCTTTTTAAGGTTGGCCGCTTCGAGCTTATTCCTGCTCCCACCGTTCGGAATGTGGAACATCAAATCAATTTCAGGATATTTGGTTCTGATGAAAGTCGTCCATTGAAATAACTTCCGCTGTTGGTCAGCTTCATACTGCTTCATCGGCAGGTCATCCTTTCTTGTTTTTCAAAATCATATCGCTTTCAATGTATAATGATTTCAATTGTCTCACAAAATCTTCATCAACAATTTCATAAGCACATATAAAGCCGTATGCAATCATTCCAAATTTAACAGCGAAGTACGGAGTACCTTCGATGTCCTTACGCAGTGCAAGTGCCATTGTTCCGTTTGGCATATCCACAAAAGGATTAAGATATACTCTATCAATAAACATTAAGCCCTCTGCGGTGCTAATCGGGAGCATTACTTTACCGTCGTATATAATGCTTATATCCCACATTTCAGCCAGTGTTTCATCCGCCGAACAATCATCAACATCAATCAACGGCTTGGCTTGACTGATTGTAAATCTAATCTTATCTCTCTGCGCATCGTTGATGTCATAGAGTTTGCATATGTAATCTTCATTGAGTTCTGGCAAACCGAAAATAGGATAGACTGCATAGCCGTCTGACAGCCATTGCTCGCCTTTTTCGTTGCCGAAAATGGAAATAATTTTATTTTTCTTGCATATGTCGAATGCTTTTTTTATTTTCATTGTCACGCCTCATTTCAACAGTTTATCTATCGAAATTTTAAATAAATCTGATACAGCTATTATGGTATTAATATCAGGTTCAAATTTTCCCTGCTCATAGTAAGATATACTTGTTCTGCTCAAACAGAGCTTTTCACCTAATTCTTCCTGCGTTAATTTATGTTGAAGCCTTAACGCTTTTAATTTTTCGGGGAATGCCAATATTATCACTCCTATTTATCTAACATATTTTTGATGTGCCTGATAAACATCAGATTCATCAGATCTTGCGTATATTTGTGTTGTAGTCAGTTCTTCGTGGCCAAGCATTAGTGATACTTGTTCAATTGGCATGCCGGCTCTAAGGGCATCGGTAGCCATGGTTCTTCTGAATCTATGTGGGTGACAATTTTCAATTCCAATGTCTTTACCAAGCTCACGAATGATATTTTCTATTTGTCCTTTTTCAAGCCTTTTGTATTCACCTTTTATTTTAACTTTACTAACGAACAAAGCATTGTTGGTGTCTGATCTCGTATTTTCGTATTTTTCCAAAGCAAGTTTTGCTTGTGCGTTAAGATATACATATCTTTGTTTGTTACCCTTGCCTGTGATAATCAGTTTATCATCTTTAATGTCACTGCGATTTGCATTTTCCACTTCTGTAACTCGACATCCTGTCGATAATAGAAATTCTATGATTGCCTTCAACCTCAAATCTTTTCCGGCAGCATCTCTAATTTTTTCGGTTTCAATCGGTGTAAACGGCTTTCTAATTACCTTTTCAGCTTTTATTTTTGTGATTTTTTCTGCCGGATCATTTGGTATGTAGCCTTCAATTCTCAGTGTTTTAAAAAATGATTTTAAGTATCTTAATTTTGTATCAAGATAACTGTTTGATACATTTTTATTTAATTGTTCAAAAGCAAGGTATGCACGAATATCATTAACCTTAATGTCTGCGATAGGCTTATTTATTGCTTTAAGCATCATTTGTATTTCATTGTTATAAGCTTTTAGACTTTTGTCAGTTAAACCACTAATTTTTTTAATGGCTAAAAAAGTATTTACTAATTTTTGATTCGGAGTAACTGTTTCGGTGGATAAAGCGTAGGTTTCTTTTTTTAGAGAATATTTTGTCAACAAGACTGACAAAATTTGCTCAACCTTGTTTGCCTCATTCACAGACATATACTTTAGGCATTGTGTTGTTGCCATTCGTACGAATTCTGTTTTATCATCCATAGATACGCCTTCTTTACTTTCGGTTTTGCTTTTGTTGCAGTATTGCATATTTTTTTCGCGCTTGATATAGGCGAGCTGACCTGCAATCGCTACAAAAATCAGCACTTTTTCGTTCAAAAAAATCTTTTCCACAACGCTTACAATGTTGTACGGGTATTCTTTTAAATGATGTGCAACTGTCGCAATCTTTTTCGCATGCAATACAGCCTTTGATATTGCTCCAATTCAAGCACATATCCTTTTGCCAATATTCACTGTATTCCTCATCAACATTTGAATTCATTTTTGCAACACAACGTAAATCTCCTGCGATGATTGATAACAATAGATTAGCTTTGTTTTTTTCTTCGTTCGACATAAGTCGCTTGTATTTTAACGGCTTGTCAGGCGTTCCGTCTCCAAAGTTTCCGTTGCCTATGTAATTTCGCACTTTATCAAGATTTTCCGTGAGATACTTATCGAACACACGTCCTCTGATAGCCTTAACTGATCGACCGATTCTGTCGGATATTTCTTCATATTTGCTTCCGCATTTAATCATTTCGCCAAGTAAAGTGTATTCTGATTCAGTCCATTTTTGATGGTTATCAGCTTTTATCGGTCGGTATTTGATGTTTAGGTCATTAATTCTGCGCTGTATTGCTCCTTCGCTACGGCACAATATTTGTGATAGCTCTTTATATCCATACTTTTGCTTTACAAGCAATTCTTTGAGAAGGTTATCTTCTCTGCTTGTCCATGGAGTTGCTTTGATAAAACTGTTCCTTAATATGTCTGCCTCTCGTTTTGGATTTACCCAATCGGGCTCTGGTCCTAATTGATATCTTCCAAGTTTCGAAAAATCTAAAAAATATTGATTTTTCTCTGCCCACATCCAAAATTCATCTATGTAAACAACGATGAAATTTGTTTTTGAACTTCTTGAAATGTTGTGAGTAGGCAGATTCCTATTTTTTACCCACGATGTTTTTAGATAAGTGGCAGAAGTGTTTGGACGAATGAGTTTATAAAGATTGCTTATTGTGATGTATCTATAGCCATTAGCCAAGAAAGGTCCTAAGTTTAACTTACCGGCTTTTAGCCTTATTGCACATTCGGATCTATCAAGGTGTTTTGTTATAGTGGCCATATTAACGTTGCCCCAAGCAGAAATAAGATAATCTATTTCATCGGCCGTCCATGTTTTATTTAACCTCGACATTTTGTAAATCTACCACCTTACGATCTCATTAAGCTGTTTTTTAATGATTTGTAAAAGCGCCTCTTCTTGCATAGATTCATACCTTCTTATAGCAGTTTTGAATGTGAAACATTGGAGTTGTCCAAATTTCAGCACCTTTAGAACGCTCAGCAAAATAGTTCGTATATGGATCACTCAAACTATCTCCAATTTTAACCGCCGCTGCACAACCTATCAGCGACAGTGCTGTATAGCACATCAGAGCAGTTGATTTGCTGAGCTCTTGGCAGACAATGACACATTGTGTTTGATAATTGATGTCATGATTTTTCAGCACCTCACAAAACGCAATTACATTTGCTCCGCCACCGACCGTAGGCTCAAGAACCGAGATATATCCTTTTTGGGATAATTCAGCTTTTGCATTTTTCTCGTCAAACGAGCTTTCCGCCATTGCATAAGATACGGTGTACGGTGTGAAAAATTGTCCAAGAGCGCTGCTTCCCATATCAAGTTGCATATACAAATCCCCCAAAAAATCTTGAAATGGATTTGCTTCGAGTGCATTAGTTATCTCGGCGAAAATTTTTACAATTGTTTCAATTTCGCTTTCACTATAATTTTTGGTGATGTCTTTATAGCGATTTTCGTTTTTTTCAAATGTTTGACCAAAGCAAAAAGTATTCTGAATGCTTAGCGCAAACATTTCTATGCAATCGTTGAACACTTGCCACAATGACCTTGATCCTGTCAAATTGTTAAATAAGCTGACAAGTTTTTTGTATTCGGATTTAACTTTGATTGATGCCATTTCCTTCACCTAAAGCGGACCATCTGCACCTGCTCCGCTTTCAATGTCAGAATTTATTTAAAGAGGAGTAAACGAGTTTTATATGACAAGCTGTGCAGAGCTTGTTATCGGTTAATTTGTTCGGGCATCTGCACCTACCCGAAAATACAATTAAAGAAAGAAGGTATTAAATGGGATTTATATAATCTCACAAGTGCAGTTGTGTGATTAACTTATTTAGTTTATTTTACTTCACCGGAGGTAAAAATCGGATGTGTGCCGTCACGGAGTTGTATCTCCTCGTCACTCATCACATAGCCGAGTTTACATAGCAGATTATAAAATCTGTTGAGTTCGGGATTGTTTTTTCGGCTGAATGTCTTGTCCGAATAATTTACACTGATATAATCGAACGAACCGTAAATTCTCTGGCTCAAAGCGTATGCCGTCGCCATTAGCATTCTGCCGCTGTCATTGTTCCAATGTTCGTTGATGTAGCTATCTATGTTTTCATCATCTTCAAAGTCGTGTTCGATAATTTCTTCAAAACGATATTTTTTGTTACTGGCTCCTGTCGCCACTTGGGCGACTATAAATTTCACAAGCTCCTGCTTCTTGTTGTTGTCATTGAAATTCGTATCCAGCATAAAGCCTCTTCTGAGAGCCTCACAGCGTTCGTCTGTTTCTTCCGCCTGTTCAACAAGCTCGTCCCATCTCTGCTCTTCAAGCTTTCGCTTTTCTTCTTCGGCATCGATCTTTTCCTGCTTTTCAAATGCTTCTGCGTAAATATAAATGTTTGAGCCGTAACCAAAATAAAAATATCTTTTCCTGCCGTCCGCAAAGTCTTTACCGATCAAATCTTTGAGCGCAAAAAATCCCGTATATTCGTAGTTGCTTGGAATTTCGTCATGTTTCTGCGCTTTAATCATTCCATGTTCAAGACAGAGCTTTTCAATTTTTTCTTTTTCTTCATCGGTCTCCTGCTTTTTAACAGCAGAATACAAAAGATTATCGAAATTATTCGTTCCGATTGATTTAAGCAATTCGTTTCTTACTTCAATATTCTTAATCTGATTCAGACGCTCGTAGTCTGCCAATGTGGGTTGTCTGAGCTGGCTTTCTTTGAATGATTCCTCGTCAAGCTCACAGAGTTTTACTCTCCGCCTTATTTTGCTTTCCGAAAAGCCTGTCTTTTCGGCAACCTCTGCGACCGTATCACCGAGGTCGAGCAACAGCTGACAGCCCTTTGCTTCTTCATACACCGTCAAATCTGACCTTTGCATATTCTCTGTGAGCATCGTTGACAGCTGTTCTTTCTCTGTCATTTCAACAATCGCACACGGCAGTTCAGTTAATCCTGCCTGCTTTGCCGCTGCAAGCCTGCGATGCCCGATGATAACGGTAAAATCATCCCAGTTATCATCGTTTGGCACTACGGTCAAATTCTGCAAGATACCGTTTGCTTTGATAGATTCTGCAAGTTCTGAAACATCGCCGATAACCTTTCTTGGATTGTCGGGGTGCGGGTGCAGTTTGTCAGTCGGTATCATTTGTAATTTAGATTTTTTATTCATTTATATAATCTCCTTGATTTTTGCAAGGTTATCTGATATAATAACGTTGGACTGTATTTGTACGCAGATAGCCTTGTGTTATTTGCCGACCGTTGATTGTAGTGCAAGCAATCAACGGTCTTTTTCTTTGCCTGTAAAATTCATCGGTTGCACTCCTCAACCGCTACGCAAATAAAGCCTTTGGAGGTTTCTTTAACGTCAATCACATCTGTAACCGCAAGCTCAACCTGTATGCGTTCAATCTCAGGCGGTAAAAACAGATTGTTACCCTCACAAAGTTTATTAACTTCATTTAGTACCTTGATGATTCTGACCTTAAAAAAGTCAATGTCGCTGTGTGCTGTTTCGAGTTCATCGTTTTTAGTGCTGAGGCTCTTTCGGGTATATTCAAGCTGTTCTTTACAGTGCTTGTACTTTTTTCTGAGCGACCTTTTGGTTTCGTAGTTTCTTAAATGCCACATTTGTTATACACGCTCCTTTTCAGCTAATGCTGTATAGATTTCTCTTTCTACGAGCACGCAATCTTTGACTTCGCAAAGTAAAGGTGTGAAATTCGGCTCAACGGTTTCGCCGTCTGAAAGTCGTACTGCATAAAAATCGTTGTTTTTTATGTACCATTTGCCATCTGAGGCTAATACAAAAATATCGCCTTTTTTCAAGTCTTTAAAAGCGATATGTTCACGGTTATTTGCACGGTTATTTGCAATGATTTCCATATATTCACCTATTCTTTCATTTATTTGATTTGCGACATCTCGTATGGATGTTGATTTTATGACTGATGTAATTAAAAAAGTCATAATTCTTAGAGCGTTCGGCTCGGCGATTGTCACATTTTGATTTGTACTCGAGGTATTTTTCACAATCTGTATGACATCTTGTTGTCCGTGTCTGACAGCCGTAGCACGGCGAATTTATCATTTTTACGCCGTCCTTTCGTTGATTGTATTTCCGCTGCCGATCAATTTGTTGAGCAGTGTAGTCAGTAAGGATATATCTGCACCGCTTGCGTAAGTCTTGAGCCGGTCAATCGGTATGTTGTAGCTCCAACGCCCTTTGTCGCTCTGTACGGCTGAACCGATAGGCAGGGTTTGTTTTTTTAGCCCCTCATAAACATAATTGAGAGCAACTCCGAGATATTCAGCCGCCACGGTCGGCGGTACATCTCTGTACTCCTGATTTGTTTTAGGGTTGATAAGGATTTTGTCGTTCATTTAATCACCTCAAATCTATATTGATCGTACAAGTGCCGATTTTTGCATTCGTGATACACTGTGCAACACGCTTATTCCAATTTTTGATAGCAGTTGCTCTGTCGGTGCTGTAATCACCAAAACAGGTAGCCGAGGCACAATCATCATTAGTACACTCAAACATATACGCCTCCTCATCAGCGCCTATATTCTCAACTGTTACCTTGCTTCCGCAGAACGGACAAGGCTTAATTTTCAGTTTAGGCATTGTTTTCCTCCTTCTTATCCATTTTTGCACCGCAATAAGGGCAATATGGATACAAATCAATGTCCTCGTAAAAAGTGAGAAAATTTTTACACTCAGAACATAAATAATTTGCATAACCGACATCCCCGCTGTCGTATTCCCACTTTCCGTGCCTGATTTCTTCCATTTCACACACCGTAGCATGATTGGGTTTACTACCGTCAACTTCGATAATATGCTTAACTGTTTCGGCATTTCGTTTTGAATTAAAGTATATCGTGTTTACACTACCGTCTGCGAACGGTATATCCAAAGCATAGTCACCGCAAAAATCACGGATTTTTAATTCTTTTTCAATCATCGCTCTTCACCAATCCTCTCCGTCAAAACTTAATTGCCCAGGCAAAACACCATCCTGCATCCACCAGTGATAAACCTCAAGTCCATTAGCGTGTTGTGTAGCTTTGCCTCTTTGCTTTCTCACTTCAAGCATCTTGTCGAATGCTCTTATATACAAATTTCGGTACTTGGGATATCGTGCAAATTCCGCAAATCTCTTCTTACTTGCCATTGGACAGCCAATGCATCCAACACGGTCAAATCCACAACTGTATAACGGATTAAGATTAATGTGTTCTTGGTTGATGTACTCCCTAACATCACTATCCGACCAATCACAAATAGGGTTGAAGATTATCTTCCCTTGTAACTGACAATGCTCAACTATCTGCCTCTTATCGTCATTGTCATTGTTAAGGACAATTCTATTTGACAGATTAGAAGAATAAGTTTCGATTATTCCCTTCGACCGTCTTTTCGTGCTTTCGGCTCTTCGCACTCCTGTGGCAATAGCACGATTCTTACCGCCTGTTTCTTTCAGAATTGCACAACAATATCTTACTAACCTTGTGGGTGGAATACCTTTTTGCACTATCAGTGACCACATAGATGTCGGCTTGCC